TTCGTTTGCGTAATCAAAGTTTTGGTACTTCTTTACATCGTTAATGTCTTTAAACATTTATGCTCCAAATCGTGAAGTTCGTTGTTCCTTACTATGTAATCCGATCCTACGGCTAAGTTCACGGGAAAGCAACTGTGCGCCTCGTTCACATGATTCAAAGAGGGCTTCTACCAGTTTGCGGTAAGCACGGGAAGTTTGGTACTTCAACTGTTGATCTACTACTCGTGGATCTACATCTCGTCGTGCCTTAGCAAGTGTGACACGATCACCTTTGGCATCGTTATTCCACTGGTTAATCAAGATAGTTGATTCCACAATACGACACTGATGTGATTCATAGTCCTCATCAATCTCTGCCTGAACTAGTTGTGCCTTAGTGAAAGAAACCCATGACATGAATTCCGAGTAGACATCCATCAAGTCTCCATCATGGAGTTCATCTAGATGAGGTGGAATTGACGGTGGGTCATCCGAGGGGCGAGAAGGTAAAGAGAACTTACTCTTGAACTTCTTCAAAGCAGGGTTGTCATCAGGGTTTGGGATAACTCTCAAGACCAGCACTCCTTTTTGTATGGGCAGAACTTACATCCTGAGGCGGACGAATTGTCAGCCCAGTTTGGTCGTAATGGTACGATATCCATATCAAGGTGATTCATAACCTGCTTACAACCATCAAGAACTTTTTCAATTACTTCAGGCTGGAATTCAACGACGAATTCTTTAACCTCTTGAGTTGGTTTCCATTCATAAATGAACACAATGGTGTGGATGCCTGTGCAATACATGTAGATGCTTCCCTGTCGGATATGCGACGGGAACGGCTTCTTGATGTTCTTCCAAATCTCTTCAAATTTGATTTCACCTGATGAATAGGCTCTATACAAAGTTGGATTTTCCCAACGAATGGTTCCTAAACCAAGGCTCTTAATTTCAATGAGAGCACGACCCTGAGAGTCATTGATCTCACCATCTGCATGACCAATTATTCGGTGGTCATCGTTTTGTATATTGACCTCACGATAATCCACTGAAGTGCTAGAACACACAGGGCAGGTACTAGGAGCAAGCGCATACCACTTATGGTTGCACGCTTTACACGCCCAGTCCCCTGCGAGCACCCCTGCTTGCCATAACCAGTTTTGCCATTTTGCGTGGATCGCATGACCCTCCTCAAATACATTAAGGCGTGAGAACGCCAGTGATTCTGCTGATGCTGGATACTTGTTGATCTTGTACCACGAGGAGCGAGGGCACCAATCCTTCTTTGATATCTCACTGGGGTGTAGGTGGAGGGTGTCACGATGTGAGTTCCGTTCCAGCGTGGTTTTTACTAACTGTTCTTCTACTATTGGAAGAAGGCGACCTTTGTATTTCATTGAGTCTTTTACAGATTTTGCGTACCATGGTGTATCAGTCATTAGTTTCCTTTGGGAAAGCAGAGATGATGTCTTCAATACTCTTATCTTTCCAGTTGTACATTGACGCAATAATTCGTGCTAAATGTGCACGGTCGCTGAGGAGTGTTTCGTAGTCAATGTGCGAATTTGTAGTAGTTTTGTTAGTCATTGTTCTCCGATGATCATTTGGAAGTCTGCTTCATTCATGATTATATAGTGGCGACCACCCAAATCAAACTGAAGGATAGGAAGTCTATCTTCAAGTACTGCACGCTGGGTAAGTTCTTGTAAGTCTTTTGCTTTGATGGAGTACGACTTCTCGTTGTAGGTCAGTTTGTTTTCTATGAGCATGTCGTGGGTGCGTACATCATTCTTACGCAACCACCCTGAACCTGACCCAGCATTACGACTACCGTTGTAAGCCTTAGCAGAACGGTTCTCCTGCTTCTTGGAGGCTTTCATGATTTGCTTTTGCTGTTGGCGACGGTCATCCCCACCAAGAATCATAGGAAATACTCTGTGGCTTTCTGTCGTAGTTCGGCTTGCAATTCAAGATCTTCACGAACAGCATTGAGTAGGGCTTCTTTACCCTGCCACTTCTGACCGTTGTAGTTGTAATAAGCACCACCACGGGTAATGATATCCACTGATATACAGATATTGACGATGTCCTTGATGGTATCAAAGTCACCTAATTTAAAGCCATTAGATTCTGCAAAGTAGAAGTCAACCTGAGCCACTTGTTGTGGACGGTAGGTCTTGTTCTTCATGGTACGACCACGGATGGTCTGACCAACTGGTTCGTCCTTCTCTTTGAGCCACTCATCACGCTTGACTTCCATACGGACAAAGTAATGGAAGTTCTTGGCACGCCCACCAGGAGTAGTGCGGTTGTCACCGTACATCACACCAATCTTTTCACGCCATTGGTTAATGATGAGACCTGTGCAACCACGGTCTTCATTAATCATGGATCGCTTTTGGGCTTTAGATGACTTACGCAGAAACTTTCCTGTGAGGCGAGCACCGAGACCTACGGTGAATTCCTCCATCATCTTTTCAGATTCATCACTAGGAACAAGTGCTGGTAATGAGTCAAGAATGATGCAGTCAACCGCACGGTTATCAAGAGCCTCAATGATCAGGTCATAAGCCTGCTCCATAACATTGGTCTCAACCACCCATAGCCTATCCAAATCCACCCCGATAGCCTTCGCATAGTCAGGAACGAACTCTTCGGCGGCAATCCAAATTACAGTCCAGTCAGGATCTAGTGCTTGGTTCGCTGCGATAGTTTTATAAGCAATTGCTGTTTTACCCGACGATTCATCACCAATGATTTCAGACCATTGGTTCATGGGCCAGCCACCACCGAGCATCAAGTCAAACGCAAGGATGCCCGTTGTAATACGGGGCACTTCCTCTTTAACTTCACTACCTTGGACAATGATCTCTTCCCCATACTTCTTTTTAAGTGAAGCAATGATGGAGTCAAGTGTGGTGTGTTGGACGGGTTTCAATTTGTGCTCCTAATTAGGCAATCCAAGAGGACTGCGAACCTTGATCATATTTGCCATTCCAGCCACATTCAAAACAGCGTGGTGCTGGGGCGTTTCCATTAATTGTGGTACCACTTGCAGTGCGAGAAAAGACATGAATACTTCCACATTCAGGACAGGTGAGGTTACCTTCCCGACGCTGTGCTTCTCCACCTGCCCATGATCGGATAGCAACACCAATAGTTGTTTCTCCTTGTGGGTTGTTCATTGGTTGTTGATGATGCACAATAGGGGCTTGTTGTTGAGGAGCCTGGGGAGGAAACCTCAATGGTGGGCTAGTCGGTGGCATTGAAGGTGCTGACCGTTGGGGTGTTGCGTTAGGCGACGATAACTGTCGTGACCACCAATCGCTACTCATCGTCTTCTTCCTCGTCTTCCTCGTCGTCGTAATATTCATCCATGGTCACAAAGAGTCCCATGAAATCTGTAAAATTGGTTTTAACTTGGTCAGATACTGCGTCTGTGTTGACTAACAGTACCTCATTATCTATGAGATGGGATATCAATCCTACACCAAACGAACTAATGATGTTCTTGGTGTTATCTAGATCTTCTTCGTCCCACTCGTTACTTTCCTCCAGCATACCCATCATCCAGTCGGAACACTCTTTGACACCATCAAGAGCACCAATAGTAGAAAGTACCAGCCACTTTTGAATGGTGTCTAGCAATTCACTTTCTTGGACTTCCACAGATGGAACAGAGAACCCTGCTGAATGGGCTAACCGTTGACCTTCTAATATAGAAAGGGTGAGGTAAAAGTTACGCTGTTCTACGGGACTAGAGGGCAACTTTATCCCTTAGCCTCAGACCATGTACGAGCAGATTCGCAGGATACCCGTAAGGGTATACCGTTAATGACACTCCCATCGCCCATGGCTTGAAGCAACATAGGTTTGTATAAGTCCACAGTATCCTCAGGCACAATAACTACCAGTTCGTCATGGACTTGAACAAGAAGCCGTGCTGGGGTGTCATAGAAGATATCATATACCCCTACCATAGCATTCTTACAAATATCGGCAGCGGAACCCTGCACAACCGCATTAACTGCTTGACGCTCTGCCCTAGAGCGAAGTTCGCTATTGGGTGAACGCAGGTCGGGCAAACGGCGACGACGACCTGACATCGTCTTGATATACCCCTTTGAAACACCCTCTTGGATAACGCTTTGTTTCCACTTAGTGATTCCTGAGAACTGTCGGTAGTACTGCTCAATGACATGTTTAGCGTGGTCTAATTCAATACCTGTAGTACGAGCAAGTTTGTGGGGACCACCACCATAGGCAGTGAGGAAGTTAACGCCCTTACCTAGTTGGCGTTCCTCAGAGGTCACATCTCCTACTGGCTTTCCTAGCACAAGGGCGGCTGCGCCAGCGTGAATGTCTTCTTCTTTGAGGAAGAACTCACTCATCTTCTTGTCATGTGAGAACATGCACATAACCCGTAATTCAATTTGGTCGTAGTCAGCGACCAGCATGGTATACCCAGGGGGTGCTACGAAAAGACCACGAACAATACTGTCACGAGGAATGTTCTGTAGGTTGGGGTTACTTGAGGACAACCGACCTGTGGCGGTTCGGTGCAAGTGGAATGACGGGTGAAGTGAACCCTTGTACAACTTTGTGAGCATACCGTCAACATAGGTTGACTTCAGTTTGCGTAGTTCCGACCATTGAATGAGCATCTCTACAACAGGGTGTTTATCCTGCATAGAGCGGAGCACTTCTTCATCTACAGAAGGTTGCCCCGTGCTGGTGATCTTGGTTGCTTTAAGACCAATACCCCCCTCCTTCTTCTTATTGAATAGGAGTTGCTGTTTGTGCTTGGTGCTATCAGGGTTAAACCCTGGTGGGGCGTAATTCATCATGTCTAAGAGGAGCGCATTCAGTTGCTTTGTCAGTTCCTCACCGAGTTGCTTCATAGACTTGTGGTCTACGGGAATACCGTTGTCTTCCATCTCCATGAGAACATGAAGCACTCGCATATCTTGACGCAGGCAAGATAGTAGTTCGTCGTTGTTGGCAATCTTCGCCCACAACTTTTGGTATAACAACCATGTCCAACGGGCATCCAAATGTACATAACGACAGGCTTTCAGAAAGGAAGCCTCTGTGATAGTGGCACCAATCTTACCGTCACGGTAGTACGGGTTGAAGTTGCCAAAGTTATGAGCAAGTAACTTCTCAAGGGAGTACCCAAGGAGGTTCTCGTTAACGATGTGTTGCATAATCATCGTGTCCACAAAGGGTTCTGTGGGTAGTTCGTTGTCGTAATACTTGCGTATGGACCGACTATCAAACTTGATGTTATGCCCGACTTTTACTAAGTCTGAGAAGAACAAGGGCTTGATAACTTCAAAGACCTCTGAACGGCTCAGTTGTGCTGGCGGTTCTGAGAACACGGCAGGTATGAAGTACCGTGACTTAGCCATGGACTCTTTGCCACTAGCCAAGATCTTGCGGTATCCCTCAGGAGGAATGGTAGAACCATCTCCTCGTTCCTCAGGAATAATGATCTCTCCGTTGGGATGCCCCATAGGGACAACCCATGAATGACCTTCTGTGGCTAACCCAATCCAAAAGACCTCGTTCCGCATAGGGTCAAGGGCGATGGTGGTACGCCATTTGCTGGTGATGTTTTCGTGGGCACGAGCGATGATGTCATCAGATGTGCTTTTGAGTGAACTTACATGTTCTTTCCACTCTTGCTCAATCCACGCCATCACATCACTGTGGCGTTCTACAACACCACGGGTTTCCACATCAAATGCAAAGTGACCAAAAGACTGAATAATTCGTACAGCCTCTTGTAACTGTTCAATCGTAGAAACCACATGGGGGGCTGTTAAGCCCCCCATACGGATATCAGATTGAGTCATACTCAGTCAGACAGTTCTTCCATTGCAATCTTCATCAGATCCTTACGGGCAGGGATCTGAATGATATCGGCATCATATGCCTGCTTACCAAAGACTTTGAAATCTGCTTCGGTGAGGAGGTCAATACCCCATTCTTCAAGGTCACGCTCTTTCACCAACTGATGATTGGTTGCTGAGGTTGCGCCCTTGCCCGAACGGCTGACTGCCCAAAAGTGCTTTGACAAAGGTCCCTGACGGGGGTCAGTGTGGAAGTTCTTGAGTTGGTCAATGACACGAGGACCGACTTCATACGACTTCAACATTGGCTCCATGTCAGAGGATAGGAGGATCACATTGAAAGCGAAACGGATAGCAGGGCGGTTGCCTGACTTGCACAATGGGCAATCTCCTGATGGGTCAATGTCTGCAATGCAGGTGAATGACTTCTGACCCTGACGCTCCAACCAGTGTTGACGGTAGGTGGCGTACGGTTCGTCCTCAAGGAACTTGATAATGATTGGGTCTTCCCCAACTCGTAGTCGCTGTGCAAAGGGTGAGTCAGCAGTCTTTGCTTGTTCTACTGCTCCCCATCCACGGCGGATGATGCGACCAGCAGGTGCTGGTTCTTCTGCTTTCTTTGACTTAGGTGCTGGTGCCACTTCGTCTTCATCTTCGTCGTCGGCGTACCGAGTACGGGGTGAAGCCTTTACGGGCATTTCGTCTTCGTCATCTTCATAACGGTTGCTCATGATGTTTTTTCCTTATTCGTTGGGCCAATTGTCTTTGATGTATGTACGGAAGCCTTCCCAGTTAGCCTTCGCTGGGTCGTCAATTTTATACCGTTCCGATGCGGTTAATAGACACTCTAACTGGAGAGTGCTGTATAACCTACGCCCTTTAACAAGTTTTTCATTTAAATTCTCGCCTTTGGGAGCAGGTGTTCTGTAGTTGGCTTGGGGTATCCAACCTTTTTGTTCCCACATACGGATAGTCACTGCTTTGCGCCCAAGAGCACGAGCAGTTTCTCCGACTGTGAAAAACACTTTGTCAACGCCTTTGATTCTTAAAACCTTTGAACGAGCACCACGGTACCGCTCAGGATCAACACGAGAAGGTGATCCTTTGCGGTTCTTAGGTGGGGTCTTACCTGGATAATCAGGTAGATCGCCAAAGGCTTTTAAAATCGGGTCATCATTCATTTGGTTCTTTTTTCTTTGGATGGAATAACTTCCAACCTTCGTCAAGAAACTCTTCGTTTAATGTGCGTAACCTAAAACCATCTGACATGAGGTCACCATGTTTACCTGTAACTTCACAGGTCATTGAAGCAACCTTTTCAAACTTGTTGATGATTTCCTGACAATCAGCACTGAAGTGGGGCGACGAATTTGATATGTAGTATCGTAGACCTCCTAACTTCTCCTTAGCCTGATATAAAGCATAGTCGGGGTCCACATTTGCCAACTCCTTGTCAAGAGCAATCAAGATGTGCCACCAACCTTTATCGCAGTCAATCCTAAAGATGCTGGGGGGTCGGAACCTATTAAGGATGGGTTGTAGTTCTTCAGGGTATTCCATCATTCGTCCTCGTAACTCTTACCTTCAACAACTTTAAAAGCGTAGGACTCACGGGTGACATAGAACTTGTCAAGGTCTTCTTTGAGTTCAGGGTTATCCCATACGACAGCAAGGAACTTATCCTCGCTCACAGATTCACGGACTTCTTTGACTTCATCCCATTTATTGGTATCCCGTGCCCATGCTTCGGCTTCACCTTCATTAAAATTTACTGATGCACGACGCTCACGCTTTAGTTGAAATGACCCAGCATCTAGCCATTGATGACCTTTTTCATCGGTGTATCCATCATTCTGAATCTTTTCAATAAGTTCTTTTTTAATCTCGTCGGCTCGTGCCATTGTCTTTTCGGCAAGCGACTTGGTGTCTTTATACATTTGTGCCAGACGCTCTAGTTCGGTAATTGGGGTCATCAGATACTCGCTTCTCGTAGAAAAGTTGAAAGACTGCTTAGGGTGATATCAAAACCACCTCTGTTGTCATGGTGTTTACCATCAACAAAGGCTTCATTAATAGATCGTTTCTGTTGGAGCATTTCATATTGACGCTCTTCAATGCTTCCCTGCATCACGAATGTTGCAATCGTAACATGTGGAAACTTGGATGACAACCTAATAATGCGGGCTTCTCGTTGTTCTAGTTTTCCACTACTCCATGGCAGGTCATAGGAAATTAAGTAGTTCGCCATTGGTAAGTCAACACCATATCCTCCAGCATCCGAGGATAAGAATAGGCGAGTGTTAGGGTCATTAGAGAACTGCTGTTTGGCTTCATCTCGTTCTTCTGCACTCATTCCACCCATAAACAAAACACTCTTTGTGAGTTTCTCCGTTGCCTTCTGAATGATCCTCAAATTCTCTTTAAAGAATGAGAACAGAACAACTTTGTTTTCAGGTGCCTCTAGGAGAACATCATGAATGTATTCAATGACTGCATCCAATTTAGGAGATGATGTAATAGGTGTGCTTAACACCTGGGTCATTATCTTGTAAGCGTATGCGCTTCCTTGACTGGGTTTACTTGGGTCACAATATAAATCTGATGACTTACGGATGAGTTCAGGATTATCACAGAGCATTCGCAGAACAGTCAACCGAGCCATGATCTCACCTTGAGCATCGTTAGAGGCAGGGTCGTTATAATGCTTCCATAGGTTAAATGAACCTCCATGGCTACTCATGATTTGTTGCAGGTGGTGCAAAAGGTCATTAGAGATGATTCGGTACAAATCTGCACCACGACTATCAAACGCCACGGGAATGACTTGGTTAATAATCTGAGGAAGTTGGTCAGCAATATCTTCTCGTGTTTTTCGGATCATGTATCCAGACAGAGAGTCGTGCAAAACCTTTAGGTTCCTATATCGGAGGGGTTTGCCGAAGTGATCCCGTACTATGAAAGTCCTATCAAATGAATCAAACTTGCCTAATACCTCTGGATTTACAAATTCCATGATTGAGAAGAGTTCTTCAGGACGATTCTCAATTGGTTGACCCGTCAAGGCATAACGGTAGATCATTGGTTTAGCAACCTTTTTGACTAACCGAGAACGCTTACTTACACGAGACTTAAGCATGGTGGCTTCATCAACCACGATTGCTTGGCATTTAATGGTCTTTAGGTTGTCTTGGTCTTTGATAAGTGATTCAGGATTAACAATGATGTAATGAGCCGATATCGCTGCTCGCCATCCTTTTTCCCTAGCCTTGGGGGTTCCATCAATAAGGGCTACACGAGAGTCAGTGAATCTTTCAATTTCACGCTTCCACTGATACTTAAGTGACGCTGGTACCACGATAAGGCACCGATCTATATCCCCATCGGCTAGGAGTTTCTCTATACAGGCGATGGTGGTAACAGTCTTTCCTGCACCCATGACTAGCCCAAGGAGTACTTGACCACGGTCAAGCATGAAGTCCACAGACTCTTCTTGGTATGGGTACAGGCTTCCTGAGAACATTATTTAATCCAAGGCGGGATAACGGTAGAAGTGGCAAAACCCTCTTCAATCTCGTCGTCCGTCATATCTCCAATATCTTTTGCTGATGTGTTTTTGTAGTTCCACCATCGTATACCACGGCGTGGG